GTTTCATTTCTTTTTCGGTAGTTAGTTCTATTTCAGCAATGCCTGTACCAAAGACTGCGGCGTTAATCAAGCACTCAGCTACATTCTTACGGATTTTGTTACGTTTAAAGTCCGATTCTAGGTTATTACGTAGCAACTGCACGTCACCGTTGTCTTGGTCAGCTTGGTCGTCCTTAATGTCGAACCATTTTCCACGACCAAACGTAGCTTCTTCTAGTTCTGCTACGGACGACTCCACAGCCTGCTGTAGTGCAGGGGAAATAATCTTAGAACGCTCTGATGTACGTGTCGCGTCCTCAGCAGACCACTGACCACGCCATAAGCGGTAGTATTCGTCAAACTTTTCGGAGTAATTAGTCTCAAAGTGGTCACGCCAGTCTTGGCATTTGGTTTCTACCCACGCCTCAAGGGTTTCTATTTGGTAATCATCTTGTTCATACATGGTTAATACCCTGCGTAGTAGTCAGTGAGTTCATATTCTTCTTCCTCGTAGTCGATAGCGTAGGCTACCTGAGCCAATTGGTCAATGTAAGCCAACGAATCAATTAAATCATCGTGAACCAGTTTGTTAGGGAACTGAAATAGCTCATCTAAGAACGTAGCATTCCATTCACCCTTGTTAAGTGTTATCTTTCCATGTTCAAAACGCCCTTGAAGCGCCCATACAACACGGTCAATCTTACGTTTGTTGCCGTGAGTAAGCTCTTCGATACGGAAGAACCTTTGATTCTTTTTCATTATGTCATTCAAGTAAGGATGTACAGCATTCTTCAATGCACCTTTCTCAATACCTACTGCGATTGGCTCGTAGTCTCTGACGGCATCGAAGATTTTCCTTGCTGTCTTCTCGACTCCCCATCTACCGTGGATGATGTCTGCAACCCACCACCCTTCCGTGCCTGCTTTAACCACCGATATTGCCGTTTGGTCAAGTCTGTTTGTTTTAGTTGTAGCTTTTTCAACGTCTGCGAATCCTGCCAAATCGACTGCTATGTAAAACTCACCATCATCAGGTTCCTCTTCACAGAACTTAACGTGTTCCTCCTTAAAGAGTTCACCACCTGCTGCCTCAAAGGATGCCATGAACTCCTGTCGGAAGGAGAAGGCTGACATCGACTTCTTAGCTGCCTCAATCTCCTCAGGGTCAATTAGAGGGTTATCAAAGCTAGTGTAATGGTATCCTGACCAATCATCGTCCTTCGCTATGTTAGCGTACTGATGGAGGTCGTAGAAGTGGTTACGCCCCATTGGTGTACCGATGAACATAGCTGAACCCTTTTGGTCAGCTAGAGCAGGGCGTAGGATTTGCTCCCACACCTCCGGCTTCATATCAGCGTACTCATCCATCACTAGGAACTTTAGGGAGACACCACGCATGGTTTCAGGTCTGTCAGCACCTTTGAGTGCGATTGTAGCACCGTTGACTAGCTTTATCTGTAGGTTATTGACATGACTGGAAGCAATGACAGGGTTGCCAACCTCTAGTAAGGTCTGCCACATGATGTCCCTAGCCTGTCCCTGTGTGGGTGCTACGTAAAAGACGTGACCTTTAGTTGTGGCTAAACCTTCAATGATTAGCTTCCACGCTGCTAGTCTTGATTTGCCTGTACGACGACCTGCCGCAATAACTTGGAAACGTCTATTGTCTGACCACACTTCCTGCTGCCATGGTAGTAGTTCTACCTTTAAGTCAGTCATAGTTAATAGTTAGCTGTCATAAAACGTTCACCTTCAAAAGTAAAACTCTTTTGCTTCTTAGCTTTAGCTTCCTTTAGTTTTTCTTTAAAGGCTTTTGTTTTGGCTATCTGTTTTTTCTTTTTGTTAGCCTCAATGATGCCACCCTGTCTAAGAGTTTCTACTGACTTAGCTTTGGCTGCTTTTGCTGCAACGCCTTGTCCATTTCCTTTAACTGCTGTCTTGCCTACGTTCTTAGCTAGTCCTTGAGTAAGACTCTTTGCCAATACTCTACCAATACCTGCTACCATTTTAGTTTCCTTTTATGTTAGTAAGTCCACATTACGGGTGTAATTGAACTATCGTAAGCAGTCCTATCGTCCACATGGATAAATGAACTAGCCACTCCAATGCCGCTAAACCCAAGGGCGAGCGCCTGTTTAACAATCTCGTATTTCTGTGCTGCTGTAGTAGCTCTGATGTCTGCTGCAATACCTTGGGCATGAGTTCCTGCTTTCTCCTTATTTCTTTCTATTGTATGATTAGGGCTGCGATAGCCACTTGTAATCACAAAGGGGAAACCACAGGCTTTACGTAAGGCATCCATTCGTTTCAAGAACTCAGGTTGCATTTCATTTTGATTTGTTTCTTGACAATTAAACTCTGTTAGTGCGAAGTACTTAGGGTCATACATCGGTGTACTCTCCGTCAATAATATCTTGCTCTTCGTCTGTGCTTTCGGAGATGACAGTAGTTTCACCGCCCACTCCGGTAATCGAGATGTTGATTCCACCTTTACTTCCTCCGGCTTTGTCCTTCTCAAAGTAACTAGAAGGTAAGACTCTATCCATTACTAGCTTCCAAGCGGCTGCCTGATTCTTATGGTCATCGTTCAAGGCTGCATCAAAGATTGACTCTAACACCTTAGCTGACTTAGGGGATGACAACATTCTAGTTTTATATTCGTTGATGATAGCTGCATCACCTTTAGGGCGACCTCTACCTAGACCTGTCTTTCCCCTGCTGCGGTTGACCATCTCAGACTTCTTAGGTCTACCCCGCTTCCGCTTCGCTACAGCGTTAGTTTCCTCTGACATTAAATTCTCCTTTGGTTACCTTAAGTATACTTAAGTATACCTTAGACCACTTTAAGTATATTCTTTAATTATAATCTTTAAAGTTAATAACTAAATACTTCTTAACAAACTATAGTATATTATAACATATTTCTTAGCAAAAGTCAAGAACTATTTTAACTAATTTACTAAAGACCCCTTAGTCCTTTATGTCCGTTTTCGGCCTCCTTTTAGATTCTTTTGTTATACTTAAGTATACATAAGGAAATCAATAGCTTACATAACCTTTTTGTATTACTTTTATTGTCATTAATAGTCTTCCTAAAACCTGCTTTTTTAGTATACGTGCGGGTACTCTTACATATACATACGCGTAATAATGCCCCCCGCCCACGATAATGAGGGGACATTGGGATTCCGAGGTTGCCACTACTTGACGCGATGCGCGCACATGACCCGACAAGAGGAACGTGTGAAAAACTGAAGGTGTGAGGATGCCTGAGGCTACCTGAGGAGACTCCTACTACTAGTGCAAAATTCAAGGCGATGAAAATAAATTAAAATTAATTGAAATTAGTTCTTGACAATAGTTTCAACCCGTGTAAAATGGCAACCATAGCAGGGAGGAACGGCCTCTCAGATTGATACCTAGTTTCAGCAGTCACCAAGGTGGCTTATAGGCTGAAAACGAGGAGGACAGTCTCCCTTGCTACCTAGCAATAGCGGTTAGGCACTCTGGCTCAATAGCCTTGGCAATAGCAGAGAAGACAATCATCCTACGCTAGATTAGTATTGAACAGACTGGAACGTCAGCAATACGGTGGGAAGTAGCGGAGCTTAGGCGATGCGAAGGTTAAGAACGCCACCAATGACAATTCAGGATGTTCACCGGAATCTATTGAATCCAGTAGGTTGCGGTGAGCATTTAAAATCAGGAGAAACGGCACGTGAAAAAGCCAAGTAAATTCAAGAAAAAATTCAAGCATTCGTATGCGGAATTGGCCAAGGTAGGCAAGCGACATTATAGCGATAGGGGATTCTGTGCGGTGATAGCAGCGGCGGTAATCAATGACTGGTCGTTCGGTATAGCCAAGGCCAAGATGGAATCCAGAGGTTACAGACACGGGTGTGGTGGTGTGTACTTTCATCACTCCTTGGCACTGTACGCTGAGCATGGTAAGGTTGCTGTTAAGGTAGACCCGTACAAGTTCGGTAAGACTTTGGCGAGCGTACGAAACAATATACCGAAAGAAGGCAAGTTTGTCTGGCACGTCAAGGGACACATTGCGGCAAGCCGTGACGGAATCCTAGAGGACTGGACTGCGGAAAACCCCAAGCGTTATAGAATCTTGGAATGCTACGAAATATTTGACATCGAAGGAGTTTAGTTATCAGCAGGCATTCAAGCGAGTGCTTGCGCATAACTTAACTGAGGTAATACCCATGATGAATTTTAATATGAACATTAAAGATAACAACGTAGTGATGAGCTTACTGGAAGGTGCAGGCTTGTACTCAAAAGAAGTTTACAAGAGCTTAGACAACGCCAAGAGTGAAGGCAGGATGGTCAACTATTACAATGCAAAGTTTCATGGGGCTGAGGCGATGTTCAAGAGCTTGGACTACCTCTGGCATAAAAACCACTACGCTGATTTGAAGAGTTTCTCTGGTAGTGACGATATTAGCAAGGCAGAACTAGCGGTCGATAAGGCTAAGATGGTTGCAGCCAAGGCCAAATTCGACTACGCTTATGCACTGTACGAGGAAGCGGAAGACGAGTGGCTGAAGTAGTAAGGTTATCAGTAGGCATTCAAGCGAGTGCCTACGCATAACTTAACTAGGAGGTGTAGAATGTATAGTGATTTAGTAGTCAGTCTTGGTTACATTGTTGGAGCTATCGTGTTATACTTCGGCTTCAGTTTGTTTTTGGATTTGGTAGAGTACTTAATTGTATAACTTGGAGAAAAAATTATGAAAGAATATAACGGCCACCGTAGTTGGAATGCTTGGAATGTTTGTCTCTGGTTACATAACGACCCTGATTGGTATGCAGAATGGGAGTGGATGCCTGAGTATACTGAAATCAGCCTTAAAAGAGCAGTGTGTCGCTTATTGATAGCCTTGCCCGATAAAACCCCTGATGGCGCAGTATTCAACCCATTGTCAATCAAACTAGCAATTGAAGAGAACTGGAGTAAATAATTATGAATTTTAGAATCAGAATCAAAGAAGTATACGGAAAGAAAATGTATTACCCACTTAACAGGGTGGCAGTAACATTCGCAGGCATAGCAGGAACCAAGACTTTATCGGAGACTGTACTAAAAGCGGTTGAAGGCTTGGGATATAACATAATTGTTGAAGCAGATGACTGGAGAAACGCATAATGAAGCTATCATACAGCGAATATAGGACAGAATTGAGCAGTCTATCCAAAGTTTACATGGACGCATACAAGGCAGATTTAAAGTCACTAGCCGAACATATAAGAGGCAAAAAGCGCAAACTACGCGACGCCTTTCCAGAACATAGCGAGCGTTACGCACGGGAGTTTATAAAATGAAAAAATCACACTTACACCTGATCAAATGGGGCTTGGCTGAGGGCTACACAATCGAGGTCTACGGCGAAGGAGAGCTTGACTATACAGGAACATCCTACAAGGAGGCCAAGGAGAATGCTGAGGCTTGTGATGAGACTGAGATAGTCTTGCGAAAGGGACAGGAGGAAGGCACTTGGTTCTTGTGTAACAACTTCAATGACGAGCCTGACGAAATCGTAGCAGACTACAGCGACAACGAGGTCGGTCATGCATGGCAGAAGGCTTACGACACGGAGTGTCACGGAGAACTGTGTAGAGATATGTATAGAAAAGACTAAAAACTATATAATTAGTAGCTTTATCGGTGGCATTCGTGTAGAGTGTCACTCATTAAACTTACTATTACCCGAAAGAGGTTCACTATGAAAGTAACAGATGAGATGCGCAAAGCAGTCAAGCGAGTCCGTTCGGAGAATGATTTTCCGGCAGACTTCAAGTGGT